GGTAGGTACAGGTGCTATGTCAAAAGTTGTGAATAAGTTTAAGGTAACTATGGACATTGGAGGCTCAACAGCTGCAACTGAAGGCAGTAATGACCCTGCATTGAAAATTGAGTTCCCAGCTGCTCACATTACAGTACCAACTCACCAAATCGAGGATGTAATATCTCTTGAAACAGCCTTTGAAGCACTTCCAACAGACTTTGGAACTGCCAACGAGATAACCGCAATTACTTACTTCCCTGTAGGCGATTACGCATAATGAAAAAGGGGCTTCGGCCCCTTTTTTCTCTCACCCCACCAAAAATAATTCTTGACATTTTTTGTCGTTTACAGTATAATTTAGTTTTAAATAGGAATTTAGCCCCATGACAGAAACAAAAGCACCATCTAAATCACCAGAGCCTGTATCTCTTAAGACTCTGATGACACCCAGTAAGACAGTATCCATTGAGTTTCCCGGATACGACGACTTCTTGGTAGACATATGTTACCTAGCACGAGAAGAGTTAGTAAAAATAAGAAAGAAGTGCGTAAGTAACAAGTGGAATAAAAAGACTCACCAGCCAGAAGAAGAACTGGATGAGGAAAAGTTTCTGACAGAATATTGTAAAGCAGTTATAAAAGGATGGAAAGGTTTACGATATCAATACTTAGAAGAGCTTCTTTTGGTTGATGTCTCTGACTTTGATCCTGAGGATTGTTTGCTTTATACGGCTGATAATGCAGAGTTACTCATGAAAAATTCAACTCCGTTTGATACATGGGTTACAGAAACAGTAGGTGACTTAGAAAATTTTACCAAAAACAAGTAGAGAGAATAGACTCTTTACTTGATCGGTTTATAAAGGAGAGAAACTCTTCTTTCGACCTACAAAAATACCTGCTAGTATGCGAACAATTAGGTGAAGAACCTGACCCCAAGAGGATGCCACTTGAGCCTTCAGTTTTTCCTGAAGAAGTTCAACTGGCATTTTTTATATTTGGGCAGCTAAAAGATACTTGGGAAGGCACGTCTGGTACATACATGGGAAAGACATGGTCAGACTTTAACTTTCTAGTAGAGTTGTACGAGATAGAAGATGTAAAAGAGGTTTTTAAGTGGGCAAAAGTTTACGAAAATATTTTAGTTGAACAGTTAGCAGAAGAAGCCAAGCGAAAACGAAAGGCAGAAGAAGCCAAAGCGGGTAGGGGCGGCAAGCAGTATACCCATAATGTTAGAGGATAATGGCAGACGAAAAAGTCTATATAGACGTAATAATTGACGATAAAGGCACTACCAAAAAAGTAGCTGTAGATTCTAAAGCGCTTGGTGGTGGTCTTGATAGAGCGTCAGAAGGTGCAGGCACCCTTAACAGGAATATGAAAGGGGTTACTAACCAGTCTTCAAACGCGTCAAAAAACTTTTCAAAAATGCAACAGGGAATGGGCGGACTTGTAGGAGCATATGCTACTCTTGCCGCACAGGTATTCGCTGTCACCGCTGCTTTTAACTTTCTAAAATCTGCCGCAGACTTTGCTGTACTAGCCGAAGGACAAGCAGCTTTTGCACGAAGCACAGGTATTGCTATAAAAAGCCTAACAGAGGATATTGTAGCCGCTACGAATGCACAGATAGGATTTAAAGATGCAAGCCAAGCAGCAGCAATCGGTATGGCTTCTGGTCTTAGTCCTGAGCAGTTAAGGAGATTGGGTGGAGCAGCTCGTGACGTCTCTGCAGTTCTTGGTAGAGATGTAACAGACTCTTTTAATCGTCTTGTGAGAGGTGTAACAAAAGCAGAGCCTGAACTTTTAGACGAACTTGGTATCATACTTCGATTAGAGACCGCTTCTAAAAAATATGCAGATGCTATAGGAAAAGACGTAAAAGAACTGACTCAGTTTGAAAAGTCTCAAGCTGTTGCAAACGATGTTCTTGAACAATCAGAAGAAAAATTTTCAAAAGTTTTAGGTAATACAGATAACTTAGGAAATTCAGTTGCAAAACTTGGAAAAGCATTTGAAAATGACTTATTAAAACCCTTTCAAGAAGGCCTTGCAAAAGTTCTAACTCCTTTAATTAATTTTCTGACCAATAATGTAGCTGCTTTGACTGCAGCTATGGCTTTGTTTGCGCTTCCAATACTGAAAGCAATTATTCCTGGCTTACAAGACATGGGTAAAAATGCAAGAATAGCCGCCGATGAAGCAAAGGAAGCCTTAGACGGGCAGATACAAAAACTAAATCAAAAGAAAGAGGCTGTTAAGGCTGCTTCTGCCGCAGAAAAAGTAGCTGCGGGAGAAAACAGAAAAGCGGCTCAACAAATGGCACAAGCCACAGTAGGAGATAGCAAGCGAAAACAGGGTAAAGGAATGACAACTCTACTTGCTGGAGGAATACCTACCAAAAGACAAATCTCAGCCATGATTCGAGAAGCAAAAAAAGGAACTGGCGAGTATAAAAAGATGAATGCACAGCAAAGAGCTGACTTCATTGCTCATCTAAAGAATATGGAAGTAGCCAATAAGTCTGCTTTCGCTAGAATGGGTCTTGCTGTGAAAACATATACTGCAAAGGCACAAGTACTGTATACTAAAATGGGCGTGGCGTATGCTGGAGTTATGGCAGGAATGAAAGCAGCGACAGTTGCATTTACTGCTTTTGCAAACAAATTATTAGGTGCTGCGGGTATCATTGGGGTACTTGCTTTAATAGTCTCTATGACTGTAGAAGCTACAAGATTTATGGTAAAGCTATTTGAGTCAACCCAACGAGCGGAGCTTCGGTTAGCGAAAGAAAGAGAGCAGGCAAAAGTAGATGCTCTTAGAGATAAACTAAAAGGGGTTAATTCAGAACTAGATGAGATGGCGAAGAAAGATGTTGCTGCAGGAACTAAAGGAGCAGAATTCGTTGGAAACGCGCTAAGTAATATTGATGTTCCTACTTTAGGTGAGGCGTTAAGATCTGATGACTCAGATTTACAAAAAGAAGCGCAAGCTGTTATTGGGAACTATGCTAAAATTTTGGAAAAAGCAGAGGGCAACTTTAATGGTACTGCAAAAGCAGCACGTCTACTCTCCCAAGCATTAAGGACACAGGGCGGAGCTACAGAAGAAAATATAAAGAAATTTTTAGGGTATCTTTCTACTGTTCAGTCTGCAGGAAAAGCAGCAGGGTCTTTCAGATCTTCTCTAAAAAATACTAACGAGCTGCTAACAAGTTTTACCGCTGGGTTAAGTGAGACCACAAAATTTGATGCTCCTATAGATGCGTTAAATGTAACTATAAAAGCCTTTAATCAGGCACGAAAAGAGGGCGTTACAATAGCAAAAGAAGAAGTTGAGGAAATGAAAAAGCTAGGAAAGTTTCGACAAACTCTTATTGCTTTTAGGGAGATAGAAACAAGAGAAGCTAGAAAACAAGAACAGTTAAACTCAGATGCACTAGTAGCTTTACAAAATGCGACACCTCTGCAGAAAGCTAGAATTAATGCTCAAAAGCAAATAGCGAGTATAGACATAAAAAGGCAGTCCTTACAAGAGCAGTTACAGAAACGAGAGGCTCTTATGGATCAAGGGAGATTAAAACGTAATTACGCAGAAAATCTAACAAATATTCGGATGAAAGAGCAAATAGGATTTTTAGAAATACAAGCGGGTCTTTTAGAAGAGCAGTTGGATCTTACTTTTAAAATAGCAAAAGCAGGAAGAGACGCTTTTGAAACTGAATTATCTGGGGCTATATCAAGTTTACTGAAAGCGGAAGAAAGCAGTTTCAAAGATGCAATAGTAGGAATTGCAAAAGGTACAATAGGGTCTATAGCCGACGTTCTGGCAGGAGACCTTGCAGAAAAGATGACTCGTGGATTATTTGGCATAAGATCCCCGCAGGAGCAAGCAATAAGAGATGGCGCAGACTACCATGCAGAAGAAATAAGAAAAGCAATGGGTACTCCGACAGGAAAGGCAGCAACAGGATCTGGCGGACTACTTGACGGCCTTGGAAGCTCTGATGCCGACGGCGAAGGCGGAGAAAAGAGAGGCTTTTTTACACGCGTCAAAGAGGGACTGTTTGGTAAGAAAGAGAGAGTACAAAATGTCCGTAGCGATACTGATATGAGTACTTCTGCTATTGGAGCTGGTCTAGTAGGCAAAGACATAACGCAATCAACAGAAAGAATTGGCGGAATATTTGGTAACTTTGCAGGAGCTATGGATGAGTTGTTTAAAGGAGACGCCCCTTTTCTTTCTAAACTTGGTGGAATATTTGGGGGATTTGGAAAAGACTTAATGGGTATATTCTCTGGTCTCTTTGGAGGAGGCGGTGGAGGTAGCTTCTTTGGGGATCTGTTATCAGGTATCGGAGGATTCTTCGGATTCGGAGGCGGAGCCAAAGCAGCCGCTATGGGAGGAATCTTCAAAGGAGGATTTAAGTCCGCTGCCTATGCAAAAGGTGGGATAGCCACTCGTCCAACTGTAGGTTTGATAGGAGAGGGCAAGCATAATGAAGCCGTGGTGCCTCTTCCAGACGGAAAAGCAATCCCAGTAAACCTAGGACAGCAGGGAGCAAGTACAAATAACGTGAGTGTAAATGTGAATATAGCAAGGGATGGAGGAGCCTCTACAAACGCAACTGCAGACGGAAACATGGGCGAAGACCTAGGACGAGCGGTAGCGGCAGCAGTCCAAGAAGAATTACTATATCAGAAACGTTCTGGTGGTATTCTTAATCCCTATGGAGTAGCATAATGGCTATTGGATTTCCTATCTCTGGCACTGGCATAACAAGTGCAACTATTATACCTGATAAAACTTTAAATCGTAGTGCTACTCCTAAAGTAAGAGTGGCAAACTTTGGAGACGGATACCAGCAAAGAATTGCTGACGGTATAAACTCTATAGGAGAAACTTACAGTGTTAATTTTGTAAATAGGGAAAAAGCTGTGGCAGACGATCTTCTTGCTTTCTTTGACCAAAAGAAAGGAGTTACCTCTTTCGCTTTTACTATTCCTGACACTGACAATACGACAGCTACAGGAGAGAAAACAATAAAAGTAATTTGCAACGACTGGAGTGTGCAATACTCCAACTCAGACCACTATAGCGTACAAGCAACCTTTGAACGAGTTTATGAACCATGACAAATCTTATAGCTACAGATGCCCAAGACCTTGAGATAGATAGTGGTTTAGTTGAACTATACGAACTTGAAATAGGAACAGGCAGCAACAATACTTTATTTTTCCACCCGGGAAAAGACTTAGATAATGGCACTACTGACAAAGACTTGATCTTTGATGGGAATACTTATATTGCCTTGCCTATAATGATGGACAACATAGAGAAGTCAGCTACTGGAGCTATGAATAGACCCAAGCTGACCATAGCAAATGTTGAGTCTATAATCAAGACGGGTTCCGACTTTAAAACTCAAATGGAAGACGGTACCTGGGATGCCACCATAGACGGAGAAGCTCTGCCAGCAACAGAGTTTGAAATAGACGATCTGGTGGGGCAGAGAATTACTAGAAGAGTAACTCTGGAAAAGTATACAGGTTCTGGTGTAACTGCATATGAGTTCGACAAAGAAGTCTTTATTATAGATAGGATCGCTGCAAAAACTGCAATTCTTATAGAGCTTGAACTATCTGCTCCTGTTGACCTTGCAGGCATAAGACTTCCGAGAAGGCAGGTAATTGGTAAGTATTGCCCGTGGCTATATCAGGGACACCATACTAAGAGTGAAACATCTAGTGCGTGTTTCTGGAAAACAAAAAATCAAGTTGAAGATGAAAATGGAAATTTCTACAGTTTTTACTTTACAAAAGACGATGAGCCGCTTGTACTCAATACCCGCTTGGCAGGAAACAGCACTAGCTTCTGGAAAGGAGCTTATAATGCTGGCACAACATATGCTTCAGGGGAATACGTAGGCAATGGGGGATTGTTTTGGAGATCCGAAAAAGATAGTAACACAGGAAATACTCCTTCAGAGACAAGTATATTTTGGCAGATAGTAAGAACCTACAGCCAGTATTCTAGTAGTACAGCTTACTCTGTTCATGCCACAGATCCTCGTAGAAATGACTATGTGCTATCAAGCGATACCGTATGGAGAGCGATCGCTGCAAATACAGGCGTAACTCCAGGTACTAATCAAAACGTATGGGTTAGAGGAGATGTTTGTGGTAAGTTGCTCAAGTCGTGTAAGTCAAGGTACCAAGTAATACCAAAAGCAACAGGAAGTGGCTATACTTTAGGCGGGATACCGCACAAAAAAGAAAACACTTACCAAGCGTTACCATTTGGAGGATTCCCAGGAAGTAGAAAGTTTAGATAATGAAGTTTTTAGATGATATAGAAGAACACTTTGCAAATGAGTACCCCCGAGAGGGTTGTGGCGTTATAGCAGTAGTAAAGGGGAAGAAACGGTGGTTCCCTTGCACAAATATAGCAGAGGACGATGAAGATTTTGTAATAGACTCAGACGAGTTTTTAAAGTTGCAAAGAACAACAGATATTGTAGGAATTGTGCATAGTCACCCCGATGCTTCGTCCGACCCAACAGAAGGGGACAAAAAGTATTGTAATGCACTGGGAATAAAGTATTATATATTCAGTTATCCCGAGATGGATCTTACTGTGCTGGAGCCCGAAAATACTACTACTGACTTATTCGGCAGAGAGTATGAGTTTGGGGTTAGAGACTGTTTTGAAGCGTTAAGAGATTACTTAGCAGCCCAGAGTATAAAAATACCGGCAAGAGCAATGTTTCAGGATAACTGGTGGAAAAAGGGACTAGACTATTTTACTGAAGAAACTATTGCTAATTGGCAGCACAAGCCTGTACCACTACAAGAGCTACAACCAAACGATGTTTTAATATTTAAAGTAGACTCAGAAGTTAATAATCATTGTGGAGTATACGTTGGAAACGATATTCTGTACCACCATGCCATAGGGAGACTTTCATGCAGAGAAAGCATATATCCTCTTTGGCACAAATACTTAATAGGAGCTTATCGCTATGATGCGAACAATACATCTTGAAGGAGAAATGGGTCGTTTATTTGGAACAAACTTCCAAGTATACGCACCCGCAGTCAAAGACGTATTGTCTTTACTTGAAGCCAATTTTCCTAATTTTAAAAAGTATCTTGTAGGATGCCACGAAAAAGATATAGGGTTCACTATTGATGTAGCAGATAATCATTTGGACTACGAAGCAGAAATGCTTATGAAACTAAATGAAGGCGACATAACTATTACTCCTATGGCAGCAGGATCAAAATCCGCCATAGGAAAGATACTTGCAGCAATAGCTCTTATAGTTATAATGTTAACTCCCGGTTTGAGAGAAACGTTTTTTCTCGAAGGAACCACAGGAGGTCTTTTCGGACTAGGTACACTAACTGTCCCTGGAAAAATCTTTGCATATATGGCGGTAAATCTCGCTATGATGGGTATACAGCAGATGATGGCTCCTGATCCTGCAAGCGACTCAGACCAAGAAGAGTCTTACCTCTTTAACGGAGCAGAGCAAAATATAGTAGAAGGAGACCCAGTTCCCCTTCTTTATGGAAAATTACGAGTCCCAGGACAGCCTGTCAGCTTTGAGATAGCAGGAATTGACTCAGTAGCAAAAGCAAATATGTACAGAAGAGGCGGTGGAAGCACTGGAGGAAATGACCAGACTTCAGGAACAAACTTCACCATAGCGAAGGAAAACTAATGCCAATTCAATCAATTAATGCTCTAGACAGAAGAAAGTATGTCCCAGAAAACGACCAGATTAGGACAAACGGCGACGGATCAACAGAGCAGTCAATACTTATAACAGATATTATTTCAGAAGGCCCGATAGCTGGTTTAGTGAATGGCGGGTCTAGTATATTTTTGAATAACGATAACTTAATGTCAGAAGGAGAATCTACTTATAGTCCTCCTGTAGGCATGACCGTTACCTTAGACTCTGATGCAACTGCTCCTGTAAATACTAAAGGCAATGTATTTACAGCCACTCTTGGTAATGAAGGAACAAGATTTTTAAGGATTGACAAAGCATACTCCTCTACAGTTACTCTTGCGAACTTAAATACAATTATAAATAACAATGGGTTTTTAGGTTGCCAAGTTGAGGTAACCAGAACTGCAGGAGACGCCTTTTTAGCTTCTTTTCAGGCATCAGCCGATGAAATTGCTCTAGGTGTAACACAAATAGCAAATTTAGTAGCGGTTCCTGTTCTTACAGTTGCATCTAGCGGTGAAATTATAGAAGGAAAAGCGCTATCTGTTAACGCAGGCGCTGGAACAGCGACTTTACAGTTTTCTATGCCTTATGGACGGGGTTTTACATTTAATGATGCAGACCATAATGGAAGTACAACTCATACTCTAGAGTTTGATTTATTTTTAGAAATAGCTTCTATTGCAAATAATGTTATCACTCTTACAGGAGCCCCTCCTATTACAGGAACTTTCGACTTTTCTATAACTAGCGGACAAATTACTACAGTAGTAGGAACGGGTAAAACTCAAAAACAACTCGATGAAAAATATGAGAACTCTGGATTTCATTTCAACAGCGGAGAGATGGCCCAAGAAGCTCTCCCGACGATAGAGGGAGAAGGAAGTTCTAGTGTTGCACTAAGTGCGCAGACGGGAGATCTGGAGAAGAATGGGTCTAAGATAATTACGGCAAGCGGTGCTCAAGCTAGTGAGATTGACACTTTAAAAATACTTATCACATACCCATCTGGATTGTACTATGTTAGTGAAAACTCTGGAAGAAAATACGGCACAGAAGTTTTTTATAAAATAGAGCTGAGTATAGACAGAGGTAGTGGAGATAACTTTCAGGTTCTTGACGGAAATTCGATATTCCAGGGAACTAAGACATTTTCTCACGGGTCCACTCACTACAAAAGCCCAATAGAGCAGGCAATAACTTTTGAAATAAGAATAGACTTAACAAAGTATCAGCCTTTCAACGGCTTCAAAGTTAAGCTTACTCGCTTAACTGAACACGATTTCTCTGTAGTAGGAAAAGGTGTAGAAGTTGGAGGCAGCCTGACAGAGAACAGCCATTATCAACACGTCACAAAAGGAGCCATAACTCTAGCTCTCGGAGTAATAAAAGAAAAGCTTAGTTTTCCTTATACTGCTGTTTGCAATGTGAGTTTCAGCTCCAAATCTTTTAACAGTGCTCCTACTCGTACTTATGAATGCCAAGGATTAAAAGTTCAAGTCCCGTCTAACTATATAACTCGTGAAGAAAACGATGGACAGAATGCTCTATATAAGAGGAATGTCAGCACAGGAGCTGTAGAAAATAGCAACCAACTTTGGGACGGTAACTTCAGATCAGATAAAATTTATACAGATAATCCTGCTTGGGTCTTTTATGATGTTCTTACACACGATAGATATGGACTAGGTGATTTTCTAAGAACAACTGATATAGATAAGTATTCTCTTTACAAAATAGCAAAGTATTGTGATGAGTTAGTCCCTGATGGAAAAGGAGGTACAGAGCCTCGTTTCAGAGCTAATCTATATCTTACTAAAGCTACTGATGCTTATAAAGTTCTTAAAGATATGGCAACAATTTTCAGAGGAATTTTGTACTGGTCGGATGCTAATTTTTTTGCTGTTATTGATGAGCCTAAAGAACCTGTCTTTACTTTTTCAAGAAGTAATATTATTGAAGGAGAGTTTTCCTTTGAAACTACAGGCAGTAAAACAAGAGCGAATCAAATAATTGTAACTTGGAATAACCCTGACGCAGACTACAAAGCAGAGCCTATAATAGTTGAGGACAGAGAAAACCAAATAAAAACAGGCAGAATACTTAGTGAAAAAGCAGTAGCTTTTGGCTGTACGTCTGAAGGTCAGGCTATTAGATATGGTAGATGGAAGCTCTGGACTGCAATAAATCAAACGGAAATGTGTAACTTTGCAACTTCTATAAATGCTTCTTTCCTTGCCCCAGGTGATATAATAAATATCCAAAACGAAGCCGACTACAATGTGCCTTTTAGTGGAAGAGTAAATACTTGTACAAGCTCTGCAATAACTCTTGATAGATCCATTGCTAGCCATATAGCGGGTGGGTACACCTATACAATTTCTGTTGTTCTTCCGAAAAGAACTGTTCTTTTAAATCAAGATAGTGCAACTATAAATGTAAGCGGGGGCGGGACTGCAAGTTTTTCACGGGGTGATCAAGTTACCCATGCAACTGTTGGTGGGGCTGTAGTTCAACTGATAAATGCGGCTAATATTGATTTAACCAGACGCCAGATAGAGAGTGCTGTTGATAGTAGCGGTAACTTATTAAATTTACAGTATGCAGAAGAAACCATTATAGAAGAAAGGACTCTTACTACAGGAAGTATTAACACTTCTGATGGAAAAGATACTATTCCTATTTCTTCTGCTTTTTCTGTAACTCCTACAAATGGTGATATATGGGCTATAAAAGAAGTTCCTACTTCTGGAGGCAGCTCTACGGCAAGTTCATATAAGCAGTATAAAATACTAAACATATCCGAAAAAGGAAAAGCAGAGTATGAGATTACGGCAGTAGAATATTTTGCAGGAAAGTTCGATGCTGTGGACAAAGAGTTTACAACTGCTATTCCTGATCCACTATTCCCGCCCGAAGATACTAGGGAGGTTCCTGCTCCCCCAAGTGTAGCTGTTATAAGAGACCCTATACCTCACGAAGAGGGAGAGGAATTGATCGTGCAATGGGAAGCTCCACCAGATATAGACAATACTGGTGTGGATATATATTCGCATCTAGCTGGGTTTGAGATAACTCATACTTTTGGTCCTATAACAGGCAAACCCCCAATTATTAAAGGAATAGGAGCAGGAACAAGAGCATATCGTTTTAATAAAGTTGGAGACGGTCTACACGTAGTCAGCGTTCAAGCAGTCAGTAAAAGAGGAAGAAAATCTAAAAAGACCAGCGTACAATTACGAGTTTCAGACATTTTTGAAGGTAATCATCCTAAGTTCAAGGGATTAGCAAAAGGGGGCTTTTCCACTCACGATGTTATGATGGTCGGATCAGGATCTCAGAAAGGAACTGTAAAATTTAGTAGCGACTCTTTTGTGGCTGCGCCTTTTCAAGATATAAATGCAGCAAAAAGAAATACAACCGCAGACCCAGATACCTTTTCCTTACTGACCACAGCTTTAGCGAATGGTAGTTGGCAATTAAAAAATGTGAACAATATTCCATATGGTTACTTGTTCATGGACTTTAGCCTTTTAGATGCATCTGCTCCAAATGCTAATGCTTTAAAACTTATAGTGCATCATACGGATACCACAACCTTTCAAGAACCTATAGGCTACTTTTATGATGGAATAAAGTACATAGCAGATCCAAACAGTATATGGACAAGTGTGGGCAATGTTAGTGTTACTCAGAACTCGCTTAAAATTACCGGCACAGGGTTTAATGCTTTAAAAATTCCGGAAGTTATAAAGATCGGAAGTAATTTTGCAGCAAAAGTGGGGTATGTGGAAAGTAATACTGTGATGTATATAGACAGACCGTGGAAGGCTGCAAGTGCCACAGGACAAGCTCTCAGTGTACAAGAACTAGATATAGACTACAGAGAGGACTTTTTAGTTACCGTTGTGGCATATGATGCGAACCAAAATGACCCTTCAGGAGCAAGCGGTAGGTATGTGCTAGGTGGCGGTTCGGGAGGACTTTCTTTCTTAGAAATTACAGAAGACTTGAATACTATTGGAAGATCTGTTACTCTATCCGCTGATGTTCCTCTTATACAGTATGATGCGGCAAATGCTGAAAGCGCTGCCTCCGACATAAGTCTTTCTATGAATGCGGTAGGATTTCGTAATGCAGAGTTTCAAATTACTGGAACTGGTTTTGCTGGTGTAAGCACTTCTGCAAGTGATGCGGAGTTCGCAGACATTACGGCTTCTGGAAATAAAGCAACATTTAAGATTCATGATCAGAGCGGAGGAAGCCCTGCTATACCTTATAACAGCGGTGCGTTACTGGACTTTACAGTAACTGCAAGAGAAAAGCTAGACCCAGATAATACATCTATGCAAGCGTCTAGCACTATATCTATTGGGAAAGTTAGAGAAGGTACTCAAGGCGCTTCTACAGCTGTGATATACTTGTACGCTAAGTCTACAAACGCCCCTTCTGTTCCTTCGAATATAGGAGGATTTCCAACTGTTACTGTAACTCTTAGTGGCACTGGGGGAGGTACAATAACTTCAGTTTCGTCTGGAAGTATAAGTAATAATCAAATTGGAGGCACGGGCTGGTATACGGTGCCACAAGCACTGTCTGGCACAGAAAAAGCATGGGTTGTCGCAGCTACAGCGAATGGGACCGGCACAACAGATACTATAGGATCAGGTGAATGGTCTGGAGTTGTACAATTTTCAGGCGCAGATGGTTTGAATTCTGCAACAGTTGAGTTATTTCAACTAACTAATAGCACAAGCGCTCCTGCAGATCCTAGCGGTGCTCTTACTTATACTTTTGCAGACGGCCTAATTACTAACTCCAGTAATTTAAATAGCTGGACTCAAACTGCGACTAGCCCTACTTCTACCAATAAATACTTATGGAAGATAACTGCTGCAGCTATTGCCAATACAACTACCGACAGTATAGCTACAAGTGACTGGTCAACTGCGATTCTTGCTGCACAATTCGGATCTGAAGGAGCCGCAGGTAAAAGAACTATTCAGGGTTACTTGTACTATGAGAAGACAGGAACTAATCACGCTACTCAGGCTCCTGGAACGCCAGGTGCAAATACTTATAGCTTTACTAGTGGTCAGATAAATGCGGGGGGTTCAGGTGCTACAGCAGTAGTTGCTGAAGGAAACTCCGCTGTAAACAAATGGACAAATGCACCTAGAACTCAGGATCCCACAGTCGATAGTACCCACTATACTGTTAGGTACTACGGAACAGAGTCTGTTGCTGGTGCTTCAACAATATCGGTAAGCTACTCTAGTGTGGTACAACATACTAATTTTACAGGTGTTGTTACTTTTAATAGTGGCACTGGAATTTTTTCTTCTGGAGGCACACTGGTTACAAGTATTGATGGAAGCAACATTAAGACAGGAAGCATAAATAACCAGACTTACCAAGATACTTCTGGGTCTAGTGGAGTACGTCTAAACTTAGACGCAATAATAGATGGATCAGGCAATGCTGGTGCCGTGCTAGAAGCGAAAACAGGTGGAGCAACAAAGGTAGCAATAAACGCAGATGGAACAGCTCAGTTTGCGGGACAGGTTGTTGGAGAATTAGCAATAGGAGCAACTAGTGGTGATAAAATTACAGTGGGAGCAAACGATAATATAATTATTGATGGCAATGCGAGGCTAATCACTATTGCAGAGGATCCTGTAGGAGGAAATCCTGGTGTAGTACGTGTTAAACTAGGCGATCTGTAACCACCTCAAAAATAAAACTTGACTAAGAAGGTGCTTTGAGATATAATTTCAAAATGGAGAAAATACATGAGCGCAGGAACATATAACT